GGTTTTGGTGGTGGTGGTGTGGGTGCCCCTGAACTACCAGGACTAGAAACTGAACCATCAGCGTTAGCAACAGCTGATGATGCCTCTCTAACGACAGTGCTGTCACCGCCCATATAACCTCTTGCCATAGCACGGAGCTTATCACCACCAGTGCCATCCTCATCATTGTTTCTCAGTCTAATCCAATCCCATTTAGCGTAATCACCTTTCCTTCCTGTTTGAGGACTCACGAAAGGTCCATAGTTATCATTACCAGGAAGTTGACCGTCTAATCCAGATGCTGCTTCAGCGTGGGTCATCACATTCTTAATGTTGATGTCACTAGGACCCCATCCCCAACTCTTAGCAACGTTGGCGATTTCTTTTGCAAGTCCTTGAAGTTGCTTTTCTTTTGGTGGAAAACTTCCGAAATTAGATGGACTGCCACCACCCAAACATGCAGCACTAATACCAATACCCTGACTGGTTCTTAAGTGTGTATGACCAACACCGTGGTTTTGACTGTATGGGTGTGCTTGATAAACAGATCCATCACCTTGGACAATAGAGTGATAGAATCCATGCCCTTTGTAAGTATATCCACTAGCAACCCAGTGAATAAACATTTTGTTTCCAGGTTGTCCAGCAGGTCTAACTGCACCACCATCAGCAAACATCATCTTTTCTGCATCTTTTGCTGAGAATGCAATCCTATTCTCTGAAGGGGCGCCATCATTAGATCTTACCTTATGCTTTGTCTTAGCTGCGAGTCCTTGGTCTTTTAACTTACCACCTTTTGCAAATTCGACTAAACCACCGACCGATTTAATCTTTTCATAGATTGCTTTTGCATTTTGTATTCTGACACTATCGTGAGCAAGAGCCTCATTCGCTCTTTCCCAGGATGTCCTGAATGCCCTTGCTGCTTCCACGGGATCCGTGATCTTTTTATAGTCCTCCAAGCTTCTAACTTGGCGCATCCCTTCTCTTGCTTTGTGGGCTGGTGAGAACCCCCCTCCAGGTTTTTTCAATTCATACATCAACATCTTATAGTTATCTTCATCCGTGGCAACTTTTGTACTTGCGCCACCAGGACCACCAAATCCACCCAAAAATTTGTTTACAAACGTATCGTGTCTGCTAAAACTCCATTGCGCCCATCCATATCCTGCTGGTACAGCACGTCTACCTGCAGGCCAAGAATGTCCTGTGCCACCACCCTCTCTAACATTCGGCAATAGACTAGACTCAGCGACGAAGTTGCCAGGCATACCAGCGGCTGCACCAGCATTCAATCCCAGAGAGCTCATCAATTTTCTGGCGATGCCAGCGCCCTTATCAACTACGCTTCCCGATGGAAGCGGCCCCCCAAGATTGTCAGATCCATCTCCCGAGCTACTGCTACTAGAGATGCCACTAGGGGTGCCAGAATGGCCCCCTTCACCTCGCCTAGTTTTCTCTGCTTTAATTGCATCCTTTAATAATCCAAGCAGTCCACGACCAGGACCAAGGAGTGCAGCAATCTTGGATGCTTTTTTCCCACTCTCTTTCTCTGCACCGCTAGGATTTACACCAGTATCGCTAACCCTGTTCAAAGTCCCTAATGGAGCACCATTTGTGCCAACATTCTGTTGACCACCAAACTCCGATTGAAGTCTGTTGAGATCTGCAGAAATGTGCCTTCTAACATCATCACCAACAAATCCAAACATGTTGACGCCAGCAGACAAAGCTCCAATGAGACCCTGACCAACTAAATCAAATGTCTTAGTCGGATTCGCCATCCCCATTGTAGCTGCCATTTGCAGACCACCACCAATCATCATCTTGGGTGGAAGTAGATCTGGGACTGTTACCTTACCACCACGAGCAAATTGCTGTACGTTTGGTTTCTGTTGTGCTTCTTTCTGTTGTGCTGCTTTCTTCAGGTCAACATCCTTTCCAGGATCTGCACCTCTAATCACATTCCAGGCAAATCCAACAGGATTCAACGAGAATGCAATGATATTCTTAATTAAGTTGAATGTAAATGTTAATGTCTTAATAATAATCTGAATGGCACCACCAAGCACCATCCCCACAAACTTCATGATAGGGGATATGCACTTGACAATGAAGTCAACCAGTTTACCTAGGACACCAAAGAATGCCTCAAAGAATGGTCCAATCTCTTTCAACAGGGGCTCGAAGACCGCCTTCATGACCTCCATTGCCATCCCAAACCATCGTTTGAGGGGTCCAAAGATGGGCTCAATCAGGGGTCCAATCTGACCACCGATAAACTCACCCAGGAAGTCACCAATAAATCCACCGACCATGGGGGCAAATGGTCCCAAGAATGGTGCAAGCAGCGCTGTGCCTGCAGCAGCACCAGCAATACCACCAATCGCTTTACCTACACCAGCACCTACTGCTGTGCCTTTCTCTTCCCCTGGTCTATCTCCTTCTGCAATTCTACCAATACCACCAGCAACAGACCCTACAGCAGACAAGACGCCGCCAGGACCACCTAATTTACCACTTATCCTACCACCAAGACCCTTGACAGCACTGCTGCCACGTCTAACCATGCCATTCTTGATGCCACCCATGGTGGAATTTGGTTTGATTCTTTGATCAAACGCATCAAGATTGCCCGACTTGCGGGCAGCCTTTCGCATGACATTATATTCATCTTTGGATATGAATCTGCCAGTCTGGGCATCGAAATACCCACCCTTCATGCGATCTTCTTGTAATGCAATCTGTTGATTGCCTTCTGAAACTCCTCTGAATGCTCCAATAAGGAAGTTAAGGTCAGTAAGGATTCTCCAAGGTCCAGTGATATACCTCAGAGCAAGTAACCCTCCAGTGAGTTGGATGAATCCAAACATGAAGCGAAACTTTCTTTTAATGCCATTCTCATTGATGCCATTAACAGAGTAGTCACCAAACATGTTGGTGAGTCCGTCCATGACAGCGAACACACCTATCTTAGTTAACTTGTAGGCAAACTTTGCTATCGTAAAGAATAGCTTTGCTACCTTAACTATCTTATCAGCGTTTTTTGAGATGTAGTCAAGACCACCAAATACCAAAAACGCACTAATTACTGTGCTAAAGAATCCTGCGATCTTCTCAAGAAATGTCTTGACTGGTTTTAACTCTTTCTTTTTATTCTCTACCTTTCCTGCGTTTTCTTTGCCTCTATCTACTGCCTGCTTCGCTGCAGCATCTCTTCTACTCTTTTGTGTATTCTTTTTCTCTTCTAACTTTAACTTGGACTTGAGGACCTTCTTATTCTTAACACGCTTCTTATCTGTTTCAATAGTATATGTGTTATTCTCTATTAGAAACTCATTCTGAAACTTGAGAAGAGTATGCATTGATTCGATACTCTTGCCAATGCCCTGGGTTGTGCTCCCAAGGCGATTTACCGACAAGCGCAAACCATTAAAGTTTTGACCAACTTTAGTCTCTGCTTTGAATGGTTTAACTGTTAAGTATGACCTAATTTTTGACATTAGAGTGACATTCTGTTTGAGTTCTTGTCGGCATTACGCCTTCTCTCTTCTTCCTGCAGGAAGGCAAGAAGTAGATTCACATACACATCCCTCTCCCACGGAATCATATTCTCTAACTCGGTTAGAGAATATTTGTGGTGCTGCATTAGAGCAAAGTTGGTCTTGTAATAATTTTCAAGATTGTCATGCAGCAGACTTATGCGAAAAAAGCTGCTAGTCCCTCAAATACGATTTCATTATCTTTCTTGGTCTTGGGGTTGCGGACTGTCATCGTATATTTCAGTTTGGGCATAGTCTCAAAGAATTTTTGGACCTTAGCAAACTGATCGGAGTTAAGTTGCTCCAGGAAATCAATCGCTTCTTTCTTGGTGAAGTTATCGTAGGTTTCATCTTCATCAAATGCTTGAGCAATACAAGTTGCTGCAAGCTCAAAGATGTCGTCAATACCGACCTCATCCTCTTTCATGTTTTGACTGACGAAGACATCCAGAGAAGGATACTTCATGACCACGCCAACGTTTTTATCAAACATGATTTTAGTGTCATGATCATCAGGAACTTCAATAGTGACCTCTTGAAGAGGCACTTGGACATCGACTTGAGTTACTTCATCATCTGGACAAGTTACCTTAAATTCACTAACCTCTCCAACTGCTTTACCACGAATACGGAGGAAGATGTATTCAACTTCAAAGGTTGCAAGACCGTCAACTTCCCTTTCTTGGAGGTTGGTGCAATTCTTAATAATAGTCTTGACTGCTTTGATCATCTCCTTCTCATTCTGAGATTCCATAGCGAGATAGAGGAGTTTTTCTTCTTTAACCAGGAAGGGTCTGTAAGTGACCTTTCGACCAGTTAGGGGCATCTCCAAGTCATATTCAGGGAGAGCAAGTTTGGGTAAAGGCATAATAAATCACCATTATGTTATTTCTATTTAGATACCAATAGAAGCGATATCTGTGAGCGCGGGATCGATGCTAAGTGACTGTAGGATCGCTTCGTTTTGCATATTGACCTTACGATCTCTTTCAGTCCCTCTAAACATTTTCTTAGTATCGACAGTATCAAATCTATATCTCTCATAGTAGAATGAGATATCTAACTTCATAATATCTGTCGGACCATTGCTCAGTTGAATAGCAGACATGTCAAACGGGAAGGCACCGAAGAGAGTCCATGCACCAGTAACTGCATTTAAGCGAGACGTATAAGTATCTTTCTTGTATCTGGTTTCTGCAACATAGTTGGACGCCAACTCCCACTTTCTAATAATAATCTGAGAAATATATTCATCGTAGAATGCTACTCTATTCTCAGAGTCAGATGCTGCATAATTCATCCAACGCTCAAAAAACTTTCTATGCCAGTAATCCTTAGTGACGAGGAATGAAATTTGCATTTCAGAGAAGGTGGTGTCTGTGGCAAATCTACGCATTGCACCAACATCTCTAACTGTGCCGACAGTCAATCTTCTACCAGGGACAGTAACACTATCAGCAAAGTAATTCATGTATTCATAATAATCACGCTGAGTTCTTATATACTCGTCTT